TTAATTTCTCCAGGTCCTGTATTCATAGAACATAGTTCCCCCAATTTTTTATTAGGTTTACAATTCGCCTTCATCGCAACCTCATCAATTGATGAAATCAAAGAACCCATAAAAACCGCAGTTGGTCTAATATCAATATTCGCCTCTTTACTAATATCAAAGTCAGTACGAGTAATACCTAAATTACATATTTCAGGTTGACCCCATAAAGGTTCAACATTAATGTTTCTATTAATAGATATAATTTGTGGTAACGAATCTAAATTATCGGACGATTTAAACTGATTCTTATCAACCATATCTTCGGTTGCAACCCCCATTCTAATTAAATCATTAGGTGTTAATGAGAACTCACCAATATCCGATAAATCTAAATCAACAAATATTGTTTGTTGACCTGTCGGAACACCAAATAACATAAAATCACCACTATCGTTAGTGGTTGTGGTATATTTGTAATATTTGTCATAAACCTCAATTAATGTGGGGTCAATAAGAACATCCTCTCTATCAAAGAAAGTACCTGTTGGTGTATGATTACTATGTGATTTAGTATACGGTAATAGATTGTATCTATAACCTTCCTCATTTTGGTCTGTGGTTGTTTTATACGGATATATTTCTGAAATAATAGGATTGACTGAATCCTCATCAGTTAATGGAATAAAAATAGAAACTTTTACATTGGGTAATCCAAATCCGTTATTAATACTAATTCGACCAATGACAACCCCATAATCGGAACATTGTCTTGTATAAATTTGTTCTTGTAATATTTTTAACGATAAAATCTCAATATACTCAAACTCTTGGTCTATTAATACTTTAATTGATTTATCTACTCCTGGTGTTGCTCTAATTCTGTAAGAATTTGACATAATAATCTTTTAACATAAATAGTTTATATACTATTTTTAAAAATAGATGATTATGAATAAAAATAAATTATCAACTGAAATTAACTGTCGATAGATTTTTAACTCTTACATTAATATCTTTATTAGAATATCTAATTTGATAAGTTTGACTTGGTTCCGCGAATACTGTATCATCAATCAATTCAATCTCTCTAGTCTCACTATCAACGTATCTTTGTGATGTTTGAGATGACGAATATTGACCACCAACCTTATTAAAGACTTTAATGTCTGATAACGATATTACACCATTCTGACTTTGTATTTGTCGTCTAATCTCGGATATATTAACATTATGACCCATTTGTAGATTAGTAGGGTCAAAATAATTTGAAACTAATGTGATTATTTGTGAAATAACCGCTCCTTGTGTTTGACTATTATCCAATACAACATCAACATTAATACCCAAATCAATAACATTTGCGGATTCAATAGAGATATAATCATTTATCATTCTATAGTTAGATAAATAATTAGCGATATTACTCTTTAAGGTATTCGAAACAATTTCAGTTAAAGAACCTGACTCATCATAAGCCAAAATCTTAATTTTAATTTTATTATTTTCCTCAGTAATCGCCACTTTAGCTGGAGCCCCAAACTGTGATGGCATTGTTCTAATTAACGAATCATAATCATTAACCGTCACCGCTCTTTTTTGTGCCGCAAAGTTAAATGAAACTAAATTTCGAACTTCCTCCATAGTAGGGAAATTAGCCCCACCAATAGCTGCAGTTACGTTAGTACAACCAAGTGAATTAACAACAGTTGTATTAATTGACTGAGACGGACCATTAACAAAGAATGATACAGTTCCAATTTGAGAAATAACATTGACACCAACATTAGTTCCTGTACCACCACCAACTCTATACTGTACAAACAATGTAGAATTACCTTTTAGTGTACTACCTAACGCCAAGTTATTAGAATATTTATATAAATCCAATTTAAACCCGTTTCTAGCAAATTCTCTTAACTGTTCGTCAGCGGATTGACTACCACCACCAAATGTCATTTTTAAGAAACCTTCAGGTGTAAATTCTGAGATAAATTTATCACTTGTTGCAATATATTTACCAACTTTAATACCAGGTTTATCAGATACTTTTGTTGGGTCCTCAATAAACACTCTATCCTCAGCTAAAGCACTTACCTCATACCATCTACTCTCCAAACCTAAAAATTCTTGAGCTGAAGGTATATTAGTATATTGGGTACCATCTTTTAATAACACACTTGTTATACCTAACACATTTTTATCAGGTAAAAACATTTCATAAAAAGGTTTAACATCATTAGCCGTTATAGTTTTTTTGAATACCTTTGTAAGACCATTAACAACTGTTTCTCTTTTTACAATAGTGTAATTAAGTAATTTGTTATTAGAATCAAAATTAGGGATTTTTTTTCTGTTAGGGTACCCATCAGCATTAGTTGGTGATGCAAAATCAATATCATAAACAGTCTCAAAACTTTGACCCGCACCATTAACTTGTGAACCTCGTCTCAATATACCACAATATCTTAAATCCTCTTTGTCACCATACGCAGGTACTGTAATTGATAAATCAACCAAAGCAACTGAAGGTCTTTGGCCAGGTATCTTCAACCCGTAAGTTCTCGCAATATTAAATATTGAAGAAGGTTGTTGAGCGTACTGTAATACGGTTTCCTGAATACTTCTATCAATATTAAATTGTAAGTTATCAGTAACCGCAGCATTTAAATCCAATAATACAGAGAAAACCGACGCGTCATTAAAGTTGTCAATTAATTCAGGGTAATACGTTTTGGTAAAGTTTACTAATTCAGTTCTTATTGATTGGAAATCTCTACTTGTATAAGATATTTTTTTATTCGCCATAATTTTTTATATATTTATAATTACAAAGTCACTTGGGTTAAATGCGTCATTAGTTACGACATAATCAATCCTAACTTTAGCGGTATGTTCTTTTTCGGAAATTCCTGGTACTCTAAATACTCGTTCATCCCCATCCACATAAGTACCTTTATCTTCCTCACCATCAGAGGCGGCTTTGACACTAATACTCGTTATTTTAATATTTGGTAAATATTCATCCACGGAATCTCTAATTTCAGATTCTATATCTGAAAATGTTGGTCCGTCGATTGGTTCAAAAATATATTCATATAATCTTGTTCCAAAATCAGGTAAATAATACCTTGTTCCCTTTCTTGTTAATAAAAGGTGAATCAAACTACTTCTAATCTCTTCATCATTCGTTTGAGATAAATCTAAATATTTACCATCAAAAGAATCTCTAAAAGGGAAGTTAATACCGTATGTATTTCCATTTGCCATATTATATAAATATAATGTTATAATATTTCCAATAAATAGATATAAAATAAAAAACTCCCGACACTGTCGAGAGTTTTTAAAAATTAAATTTTTCTATGATGAACAACCAAAACATTCAAATTCCGAATCACTTGGTTTTTCAGGTATCACGTCGACTTTAGGTTTTTCATTAGTCACAGGTTTTTCTCTTTTTGAGATATCCACCGCCAAGTGTTTTGCACCCGTTGAAATCGCCTTAGTTCTAATGTAGTAACTTAAAGTTTTCAATCCTTTACCCCATCCGTGGAAGTGTGATGAGGTAATTTTTGACAATGTTGGGTTACTCATGTAGATATTCATTGATTGTGATTGGTCGATGAAAGGTGCTCTGTCAGCCGCCATATCAATCAATTCTCTTTGTGAAATCTCCCAAATTGTCTTGTATTTATTAATTAAATGTTCAATACGTTTAACTTTTTTGTTGTAACTTTTATCCTCAACATCAAGGTAACTATTGAAGTTAATATTTTGAATTGACCCCTCATTAATAATGATATCATTTTTCAAGTCCTCATTCCAAATACCAATTTTCTCAAAATCTTGAATTAAATACTTGTTCACAATTAAAATTTCACCACCCACAACACGTCTGTTAAATAACGCTGAGTGAGCAGGTTCAGTCATTTCAAATGACCCCGTTATCTTAGCTGAAGATGCTACAGGCATCTGAGCCGTGAATAATGAGTTACAAATACCGTGTTTCATCACACTATCTTTTAATGAATACCAATCCCACATTCCTGATAAATCATCTTCAGATAACCCCCACATATCAAATTGGAACTCACCTTTCGACATTGGTGAACCTTCAAAGTAACCATATGGTTGGTATTTCCCTTCAACACATAATTGATTACTCTCAGTAATTGATGCGAAATAAATTGTTTCGAAAATTTCTTTATTTAATTTTCTCGCCTCATCAGATGTGAAAACATAATCCATTAAATAAAATACGTCAGCCAAACCTTGAACCCCAATAGCAATTGCTCGTTGTTCTAAACCACCTTTAAGCCCTTTCTGAGTCGAATAACTATTGATGTTAATAACCTTGTTTAAAGTTCTTGTAACTTTTCTAACCTCATCAAATAATAATTTGAAGTCGAATTTACCGTCAATAATGAAGTTTTTCAACACCATAGATGATAATGTACAAATAGCCGTCGTTTCTTCATCAGTGTACTGAAATATCTCAGCACATAAATTAGATTGGTGAATAACCCCAATGTTTTGGTGGTTAGTTTTCTTATTAGCATTATCTTTAGAACATAAATAAGGAACACCTGTTTCAATTTGAGATTCCAAAATTTTTGTCCAAACCTCAGTTGCACTCACTTTTTTACCTAACCCTAATTCAACCGCTTTTGCGTAAGTTTGTTCATATTCATCACCATAAGACTCTTGTAACGGTTTTAAACCAGCTTTCTTAATATCATTAGGACAGAACAAATACCAATCACCACCGTTTCTAACCGCGTGCATGAAGTTATCAGGAATCCACAATGCCGTGAACAAATCTCTCGCTCTTAACTCATCTTTACCCGTGTTCTTTTTAATATCCAATAAATCGAATATATCTTTATGCCAAGGTTCGATGTAGATTGCCGCACTACCAGGTCTTCTTCCTTGTTGATTAAAGAATCTTAATCCTTCATTAACAATTTTTAAGTATTTTAATAAACCACCCGCAAATCCTCCTGAACTTGTTATACGACTTTCTTTACTACGTAAGTTAGACATACATAAACCAATACCAGCGGCATCAGAAGAATAAGTTGAGATATCACTGAATGTGTTTAATAACCCTTGTCTTGAATCCGAATCATTGTAATGTAATACACAAGACGCTAACTGAGGGATTAATGTCCCTGAGTTAATCATAATTGGTGTTGCTTTAGAGATTCTTTGTTCCGATAAAGATTTGTAGTAGTCCATAGCCTCCTCATATGATTCTGTAACCCATAAAGCAATTCTCATATACATATGTTGGGGTCTTTCAATAACTTTACCGTTAGGTAATTTCAACAAGTACATTTCTTGTAATGCTTTCCAAGCAAAAAAGTCAAAGTTATAATCATTTTCGTGATTAATAACAGAATCAATATTACTTGACCCATATTCTTCAATTATACTAACCAATTTATCGTGAACGACACCTTCAGTATGTAAAACTTTAATAGTCTCAGAAAAACTATCCAATGTATCTTTATGATACGCCGAGATAGCAACTGATGACGCCAATCTTGAGTAGTCGTGATGACTACCAGTGTATGATGACGCAATTTCATATACTAATTTATCCAATTCTTTAGTAGTAATATAACCTTCAGTTGGTACTGAAGTTATTACTTTAATGAAAATCTCATCAAAGTTAACATTAAGTCCTTTGGACGCTTTTTTAACTCTGTTGTAAATTTTTTGAGGATTAAATGATTGTTTCTCCCCGTTTCTTTTTTTAATTTTTAATGACATCATATCAATTATAATATTTTATTAAAACTCGTCAGTGAACGTAATTGTTTCATTCAATTTTGCCTTTTGGTATTCAAGGGTTCTATTTTCAAAGAAGTTACCTTTAGTTTCAACCGCAATCTGTTCCATGAACTTGAAAGGTTGGTCAACATTAAATTCTTTACTACAACCTAACTTATACAATAGACCATCAACCACAAATTCTAAATATTGTTTCATTAAATTAGAATTCATTCCAATTAAAGAAACTGGTAGTGATTCGGTTATAAATTCTTTTTCAATTTCCAATGCTGAAAGTAAAATTTCTTTAATACGTTTTTCACTTGGTTTGTCCTCAATATGGTTGTTCAATAAGTGAATAGCGAAGTCACAGTGAAGATTTTCGTCTTTGAAAATCAATGCGTTAGCGTCACATAAACCTTGCATAATCCCTCTTGATTTTAACCAAAATATTGAACAGAATGAACCAGAAAAAAATATTCCTTCCACCGCTGCAAATGCTATCAATCGTTCTTGAAAAGATGCGTTTTCAATCCAATCTAAAGCCCATTTTGCTTTCTTTTGAACTGCTTCTAATCTGTCAATTGCATGAAAACAATCATCTTTTTCCTTAGAGTCTGTGATATAAGTATCAATCAATAAAGAATAAGTTAATGAGTGTTCGTTTTCCATCGCAATTTGAAATCCGTAGAAGAATTTTGCTTCAGGATATTGAACCTCTCTTGAGAAGTTCTCAGCAATGTTTTCATTAACAATACCGTCTGATGCCGCGAAAAAAGCCAAGATATTTTTGATAAAATATTTTTCATTATCCGATAAGTTTTCCCAATCTCTAATGTCATCACTCAAATCAAATTCTTCAGCCGTCCAAAACGCTGCTTTGTGGTCTTTGTAAAATTGCCAAATATCATGGTATTGTATTGGGAATACAACAAATCTGTCAGGGTTTGGTTTTAAAATGTTTTCCATATTACTCAGGTTTTTCTTTGTTATCTTTGTTATCGTTACTTTTTTGATTCAATTTACGTTTCTCCATCAAATCTTTAATTCTCTGTCTATTTTGTTCTTCTTTTTGTTCCTCAAGACCTAAGAATGTAACTGATGACTCTGTATCAATTTCTAACATTCCGTTATCAAATTTACAGTTCTCAAACACAACCCCATCATCACCAATACGTGACTTAGTAATTGCGATAGTCGCCAATTTCATCTCTTTTTGTTGTAATGTCTTAGCAACTGAGATAATAACGTGACCTACTTGAGCTTTCTTAATAGAACCACCCATTTGGTCAGTAGTAACAACCTCAGATGAGATTGAACTTCTATTACCTTGAGTTGCAGTCCAACCTACTAAATCAAGTTCGTGACACATAGCCTCAAATGACCTCATCACAGACCCCTCAGATTTCCATTCATCACTATGTTGTCTATCAGGTATAACACAGTCAATGTAATCCAAAAGAACCATATCAACTTTATTACCATCAGCAATCATTTTTCTGATTTGGTTTTTTATTTGGAACATTGATATTGTATCTGACGGTAATTTTGTTAGGATTAATTGGTTCTCCATTTTTTCCTTAATTTCCTTAACCGCAATCATAACTTCATCTTTTTTAGTTGACAAATCATCAGGGTGAACTTTCGTCCACAAAGTTATGTGTTTTCTTTGAATAATCTTAGGATTATCTTCAAAAAATATTTGAAGAACATTATAACCTAAGTTAAATGCGTTATTCGCGATTTTAGTTAATAACGTAGATTTACCCACACCTGTTGGTGCCAAAACAACACCAATTTCACCTTTAGCCAAACCACCCTTCAATAATCGGTCGATACCAGGTATTCCCATTGGTATTGGATGTCTATAGTCTTCATTTAAGACCGCATCTAAGTCAGAGAATACATCTGACATACCACTTTCTCTTTGACCTACTTGTAAAGCCTCTCTAACTAATTGTTCAACTTTATCATAGTTTTCGAACTCACCACCATCTATGATTTTTTGTGCTTTGTTCATCACCTTTTGAAGTTCTTGTTGTTTACAAAACTTCATCGCTTTATCCTGAACAAAGTCCCCACCTTCAATTGGTGACTCTTTAATTTTTTTAATGGTATCAATAACCATCTTTGACGCTAATTCTTGTTGTAGTTCAGATTTAGTAATCTGTTCTAACGTATCATACGTTGGTGTATGTTCGTATTTAACGTAGTACTCTTTAATCATCTGCATGATTAATTTAAAGTACTTGTTTTCAAAGTAATTCACCTCTATTACGTCAATAATAGACCTAGCAAATTCCTTATCAACAATAATTTGGTTTAATAACTGTAGTTGAAAACTACTCCCTAAATAATCAAAATTTTTCTTAGAACTCATATGTTTTTATATTGTATTAATCATAAATATTAAACCTCAAGTGGAATTCCAAGATATTCGTAAGTTAAATTTTTAGATGAAAAAATGTCAGTCAAAGACATAAGTAAGTTTTTTAGGTGTGGGCGTACGTCCACAGTGTATCTTATCTTTGGAGGGTAGATTTTAGCATCAAACTCTCTATGACAAATTGTCACGTCACCCTCTTTAATATAGATACTAAAAGACTCAGGCCCATCAGTATATGATGTGTCAAGTACTGAAGGGTTGTTCATAATTTCATACATGTTATCCAACATATATGTTGCAGTTTTCATCTTTAATTCTCGTTCCAAATCATTCTTGAAATCTTTAATTAGATTATACAAATCTGTCGAGCCTTTCGCTTTCGGATTATAATCTTTAATGTTAAAAAGTCTTTGAACGATAATGTTGTTATTCACTTTCATTAAAAATTCCAATTTTGTTGCCGTTTGTTCTTTCATACTTTTAATTTTTAAACTTTCTTTTTTCTTTTCTTGCTAATTTTAAATAGGGTGTCAAGAATTTCACCCATTCATTATCTCTCTTAGGTAGGTATTTGAATAAACCATCTTCCATCATCATTTTCATCAGATTCTTGTACCCCCTACCTTCAGGGTCTAAAGTTTCTGAGTAATAAAGTTCTACAATTTCTTTTCCATCATCATTAATTAAAGGGTTCGACAAATCAACTATTTTTTCATTAATAACAAAAAATTCATCACCAAATATACCATTTTTTGTTTTACCACTTAATAAATTTTTAAGTGCTGAGTTTTCTTTATCTTCTTTTAACATACCCTCAGCTCTTGTTAA